AATCGTTTCCCATTTTAACCCTTTCGGTTGGGTTGTTTGTTAAATAAGATATGTGCTTAAACCAATCACTTTGATTCTTTACCCATAATACCGGTGCATCCTTATCCTTGTTGTATGGCTCAACATCACTCACCACACATGCAATCCTTTTGCTTGCAGCTTCGAGGATTTTAAGATTAGATTTGCACGCATGCCATTGCGAGTCCTCCAATGGTATCACCATAATGTCGGCATGCTCAAAGTGAGTCATGTAATTATTTGGCAACTCGCTTGCAAGTTTTCTATTAGCTAACTTTCCCCCATTGCTAAACATACTAAACACTTTATCCCAATACTCTTTACTCACCGGATCGGTATCGGTGTAACCACCCAATACCATCTCAATTCCTGGCAATGCGTTAAACCTCTTTATCGGGTTTTTAAGTATTGCAATGTCATTCATGTGTGTTGATCCTCCGGCCCAAAAGATGCGCACCTTATCCGACTCATGTCTCAAGTCGGTATATTGTTGCTCACCTAATGGAATGCAGTTTGGGAATATCTTTACATTCTTATTATACTTACTTACCTTCTCCGCAATGCGCTCATTGGTACATGTTACCATGTCCGCATTAAAGATATTGTTTATTACCCTTTTCTTTTGTGGCTCATAAAAATGGTGTAAAGGATGGCTATACGGCAACTCCCAATCATCATCGAGATCAATCACTACTTTAAAGTGTTTTTTTGTCTCATGCCAATCATTGTCAAATTGAGAGAATCGATTATACAATAAAATCTCAAAGTTCCTTTCGTTTAATATCTCTTCCGTTGGTGTATTGCAAATATGGTTATATGAATCCGGCATAAATGCCAACGGCAACAATACTCGGTGCCATCCGCATCCGCTTTGCTTTTGTGTAACTCCTAGCACCTGGATAATCTTATCGTTCATTATTGCTTTATTAAATTAAGTATATCATCAATCTTCATATCACTTACATAACTGTTATTATCAACAACAACCTCCGTGTATTCAATACCATTCTTAAACAACTGCGCCATGTAATCAATATAAAATATTACAAAGTATGTCCGCTTCAATTCTGCAAAGTCCGTTTCAATGCCCATGTCCTTCATCTGCTTGGATACATCATCGTGACATATTATTGGAATCTTTATTGGTAGCATATTATAATTTTTCTATCTCTTGTTTTACTTCATCCCAATAGTCTTTCATTCCATATTTTGCACCACTATATTTTTCAATATTTCTTATTGATGCATCGTATATTGAATTGAAACTTTCAATTAATTCATCTACTGTTATTAATGCACATCTTTTAGCATAAATTATGTATATATCATAATCTAATGCAAAATCTAATTCATTTCTATATTTAATAAATAATTCTTGAGCTTTTTCTTTTGGTGTCATATTACTTTATTTTTTGTCCTAGGAACCCGGCTCCAAATATTATTGCAATAAAGGTACTTACTTCAATCGGTAAAAAAAATAGTATCACCGCACACCACACACTTAAGCATGTCGCACAATCAAATGGCTTCATTCTTTTCTCAAATGGGATGCCCCATATCTTTTTTATAATGTAAGGTATTTTGGCCACATTAACAAAATAATATGCAAACAAAAACGCTGCAAGTACTGTAATCATCGGTTAATAATTTTAAAGTAAACAATCTTTATTGCCTCCCAAAGTAATATCACTATTATATATTTCATATTAAAATATTTTATTTAAGCATAATGTTTTTAACTCAAGTTTTGTTTTCCTAATAATATCCTTTACATGTTTCTCCGGTATGTTGTAATGGTCCGCTACTTTTTTACATGATCTTACTTCGACATATTTATTAAAGAGTATCGCTTCATGAGCTTGCATCTCATCTTCGGCAAACTTTGCTACCAGGCGAGCATTAGCAACCTTTGCAAATTTAGGATTTAATTCGGGTAATTTTAATTGAGACTTTAAATAGTTAATAGCTTTATCATAATCATTCTTACGAAACTTTTTATAGAATTGAGATGTTGAGCTGAATGCCATATTAGTAATAATCTTTATTGAGAATCCTATTAAGCCATTAGAAGCCCAAATTTCGGTTATCTTATCACAATGTATGCTCAACAAGGCCAAAGCTAGTTCCTGTCTCAAATCATCTTGCAAGTCACTTGGCCGTACCGATTTAATCAATTGGTCAATTTGTGGATTCAAATAAACATATTCAATAATCTCATTACATGTACTCGGTTTTTTTTTGCTTAACATATTGACTATTAATTAGTTGTAAGTGTTTTGTACTCGTGTACTCGATTTACCTATAATAAATTGGACTATTATAATAAAAAATAAAAAAAAAGAAGAGGTCAAGGAAATATTTAATAAAAGCGAGTACATCGAGTACATTTTTTTTAATTAGTTAATTATCAATTAGTTATGTGTATTAAAACATAGCTCAAATAGAGTACAAATCAAGTACAACCGAGTACATTTTTAGGTTTTACCTCCAATTTGATGCCTTTCCACACAAATATACCACCTTTTGGATTAGCAATTATCCATTTGTCAAATGCTTTTACCGGATCAAGATAAGATTTTAAACTCATGTTTGTTATTATTTTGCCTATTTCGGCGGGTTTCCAATTTGATTCCAAAGATATCCGAGGACATATGAAGTCCTTTTTTAAACCTTATTTGTGAGTAATCCTTTTTATCAAAGTCATTAATATTACAAAATGATATGTATTCCGAGCCAAACTCAAACCATTTGTCACGAACAATATCATCATAATAAGCCAGGAAGTCCTCACCAAAATTAAGCTTAACATTCTTACGATTGATTGAGTCGCTATTCTCGATAACAGGAATACCGGTCTCAAGATATATTTGAACTGATTCAATCATAAAATTATAGAATCGATTCCACTCATCTTGATCCCAATCATTAAACAAAGTATTGCCAAAGAAATCAAGTGGTGAGTTTTTATGGTTAAAGAACGAACCAAACTCAATAACTTTTACTCTTCGTTTGCCGTGACCACCACTATAATTGATAGTGTAATTTGTAGTAAATCCAAACTTCGGAGCATTATTGTAATCAATATAAAGCTCATCTTTATTTTTCTTTTCAACTGTAACCCCTTCGGTAATCTTTGAATAAAATCCCTCAAAGTCTAAATTCTTACGGCAATCCTCAATGATAATTAATTGAGTGGATAACTCAACGCGTTGGAATGCGAATGACTTATCAAGCTTAAAATTCTTACCATCAATTGATACCAGGTTAATTAATTTACCGATGGCCTTAAAGAAAATACCTTTACCGGCGCCACCGCCTTGTGCCTCATCTTCGGTCTCTTCTGCAAGGATAACGGCATATGATTTGGTCGGATCCTTGTAAGTATGCAGTAAGTAACCAATTAAACTAATGGCATAAGCTATGCGCTCGGTGTCTCCATTGCAAACCTTATCAATGAATTTAGTGTACTGAACATATTCAAAGTCGATGTCTTGTTCAATGTCAATATTAAAATCAATTACTTGATCCTTCCAAACATGTACGCCCAAATCACCGTACTTAATTAGTTCCTTTTTATTTTTAGTGATGCGCACCACTCCATTTTTAAAAGGATAATATGCGGCTGTCTTGGTGTGTTTAAGGAAGTTAAGCTTTATGTTCTGCATGAACTCAAACAATCCTTTATTAAAATATGCATCTGCTCCCTTATAAATTATCTCGCGGAGTTTGGATGGATTGGTGCCATCAAAGTTGGATGGCAGTTGGTCGATATATGAGTTAAGAAACTTTTTAATTTGCTCCATGTTTGTTTCCGATACAAATCCATCTTCAACGCGGACCAATTTATAATTAAGCTTATTGTCATAGTAGTAAATGTAAAACCCTCCATTGCTTGAAAGGAAGGAAAGGAACTTGGACCGATCAATGGTGACAATACCTTTATCATTTACATTCCAAAATGTAAGGATGCTCTCTCCATTCCCGCTCTCAATATCTTTGATAAGGTCCTCGGTCTTGGTTACATCCAGGTTATGCTTTTGTGAAAGGTAGGCGGCGATGTTTTTATTATCAAGCCCTTCCTCTTTTTTCTTAAGGAAATCTCTTTTTATATTTGATGAGATGCGATTCTTTTGTTCACCAAATCCATCTTGAGACAATTGCTTTGCAGCATTAGAGAAGTTTGAACCATGTTCAAGGATAGTGTAAATAGCAAACGGCTTGTATCCTTTCCCTGTCTCAAACTCGGTTGATGTTGAGAATACTTTAAATAGTCCAAGCCCTTGATGATAATCTGCGGATATATGAGAATCGGTTTTGCCTGGGCGTTTTAAGTAATCGCGCTCACCTTTACGCTCAATCCAAGTCCAACCGTGCTTTTCAAGTAATGCAACGACATCACACTTATTATTGTAATCATCCCAAGGTGTGAGTTGAAAGTTAGCGGTATCGGTGATAACTTGTTGGCGCACCTCTTTAACAACCTCGTTGAATGATCTGCAAATTGATAAGATGGATTCTCTTTGCTCCAATGTTATAACATTTATTACAAAGTCCTTTTCTTTGGTGTACCCTTCCGATGGAGGAGCAAGCACATATCCTCCCTCGCCGCGTGTCTCAATTAAGACTATCTCTTTGGCGTGTGGTGTCTCTTTTAGTTCCTCTTTTGTTGCATGGCGCATGGCAAGTTTTTGGTTGCCTTCAATCTCTTCGGAGCGGTAGTACAAATGATACCCACCGGATTTGGTGCGTACGACATATAACAGCTCCATTAAGTCTCCAAGCTCCAATTTAAGTCGTTCCCATAATGTACCGCTTACATCATACTTTAAGTCAACATCAATTATCTCTAATCCTCCGGAGACTGCGCCACCGATGATGGCAATGTTGTTTGACCTAGTGTTAGTAAATTGGGCCTTCATTGTTGCCGCATCCATTATCTTGGATTGGAACTCGGTCCAAGGGAAAATTGCTCTCTTGTTATCACCTATTGGGATAACGGAGAAACCTTGATTTGCATAGTAGTTGGCTGCTTTAATCATTTGGTTATAAATTTAATCTCATCCATTTTGTAAATAGTATAAACGCGAAACCCTTGCTCTTCAAGTTGTTTATGTCTATACTTTTGTAATTCCGAAAGCCGGCCCTTCTCGGCCTTGCATTCAATAAAAAAAGTCTTACCATCTTTGAGGATCATTAGGTCGGGCATGCCATTTTTATTGCATTGTATTATCTTTACGACATACCAACCGATTAACTCAAAGTGCCGGATGACTTTGCTTTGTAGAATAGATTCTTTCAATTTCTTTTAATTCTTTTTTAGCTTCGTTTAAAAATTTGCTTTTCACCATTATGGTCAAAGCTTTTTTCTTTTCCTTTTCGGGTAGTGGCTTACGCCCTCGTGTTTCTTTTTTCATAGTTTTCATCTAGGTTGATTAATATGCATACCAATATAAGGAATGCAATGATAAATAAAATTTTCATGTTATTGATTTTAAGATACCATTTTTAAGGACACTACCGATTTTATCCAATAGTTTTAAATGGTCAAACCTTATAAAAAAAACACCCCCGCTCCCATCCAGGATAACCCACTACGATTATTAATTATTGTTAATTAGCGGAGGTATTTCGTTTACCTTTCAAAAGTAATTTAAAAAAATTTAATAAAAAAGTTTTTTTATTCAATTAAAAAAGATTAGTATTGTGATGTCGTTATAAAACAAACGATATTTAAATCATGGCTTTATCAAATTTAGGAGGTACAAATTTAACTTACCTCTCCGTTTCCGATGGGAACCTAGTACGCCAACACAAAACGGCGAATGATCGCACAACCGAGCGAGTAACAAAAACCGGTAAACTTGTTTTTGAGGAACGCTTCCGAGACTTAACAGGGTTAATTACAAACATTAACACTCGCGAAAATGATTATGGTAAGCAATGGCAATTGACATTTAAGGATGGCGAAGATACATATATTGTATCAATGCCGTACTCAAGTAGATATGCATCAAGCTTTTTAAAAGCTTTGCCAAACATAAACATTGAGCAAGCTTTAAGATTTATGCCGTGGGCAATGAAGGACAAAAACGATGTAAGCAAAACAGTTACCGGAGTAACAATGTATCAAGATGATACAAAGATTGCACCGGCTTACACAAAGGATGCTCCCAATGGCTTACCACAAATGGAGAAGATTAAAGTTAAAGGTAAAGAGCAATGGGATGATTCTGCAATGATGGAGTTCCTTGAACAAACTGCTTTGAAGATTTTTGCCAAGCATAATGATAATGATTTAGTATTGGATGAGGAATCGCCTTTTTAGTTGGTTTTGGTTAGCGGTTAGCCTTCCGTACAAAAAGGCACTTTTTTAAATTTAAAATTAAAAACATGCCGAAAATTAAAATTACCAAAGAGATTAACATCATCGACAATTTTGAGAGATATTTCTTATATGTCGATAATAAGTTTATTACAGGGGCCGAAACCCTTGAAGAGATTGAGCAAATTGCAACCGCAGTCATTGCCAACAATGGAGACAAAGTAATTACCGAAACCATAAAAGAATACACATGTTAGTAAAAACCAAAACCAATCAATTAACATTTGTCGATGGTAGATTTTACCACGATGAAGATGGGAATTATTTCCCAAGTGCCACCACTTTGCTTGAAGCTTATCCAAAGCCATTTGCCCTTATCCAATGGATGAAGGAAATGGGATCAAAGGCCGATGAGATAAGAGATAACGCCGGGCGCCGTGGCTCAACAGTACACCAATTGACCGAGGATTACGATCACGGGATGGAGTGTACTTTATTAGATGATAACAACCGCCCGAAGTATTCTTTGGAGGAGTGGAATATGTTTGAGCGTTATGTTGAATTTAGTGTCAACCATAAGCCGGTACATGCAATGATTGAGCAAACCTTTGTAAGCAATCATTTAAAGTTTGCCGGTACACTTGATCGTATTTGTACCATTGATGGCAAAACCTATGTTTTAGACATTAAGACAAGCAATGGCATATATAATAGCTATTGGCTACAATTGGCAGCTTACAAGGAATTATATAATCATTCGGTTAAGCAATCCGATAACATGCCGGACATTGATGGCGTGGCTATTTTATGGCTTAATGCCAAGACTCGGACCTATGGTAAGAATGGAGTCATACAAGGTCCTGGATGGCAGATGGTGACCAAAGATGACACCTCGGATGATTGGTCATTGTTCCAAGCGGTCCAACAGTTATGGAACGCAGAGCATGAGAATGATAAGCCCCGAGAATTTAGTTATCAATTATCTCATAAAAAATAGTAGTTTTACACTTAAACCCGCATTATGATAACGAGAACCAAAAGGAAGAGATTGTATTTCGACATCGAAACAAGCCCCAACATTGGTTTTTTTTGGCAAAGCGGGTTTAAGTTAAATATAGGACCGCAGAATATTATCACCGAGCGTGCCATTATTTGCATATGTTACAAATGGGAGGATGACAAAGAGACTCACGCACTCACCTGGGATGCAAAGCAAAGCGATAAAAAGATGCTTCAAGATTTTATTAAGATTGTAAATCAAGCGGATGAGTTGGTTGGTCATAATGGCGATAAGTTTGATTTGTCTTGGGTGAGGACAAGATGTTTGTTTTACGGCATCGATATGTTCCCAACTTACCAAACCATTGACACCTTAAAAGTCTCAAGGTCAAAATTTAAATTCAATAGCAATAAGCTTAATTACATTGCCGGATATTTAGGCATCGGATCAAAGATTAAAACGGATTTTGATTTGTGGAAAAGTATCGTTTTAAAAAAGGATCAAACTGCAATGGATAAGATGGTTAAATATTGCAAGATGGATGTTGTACTACTTGAGAAGGTCCATAAGAAACTATCAAACCATATCGCACCCAAAACACATTACGGAGTAATATTTGGCCACCACAAAGGCAGTTGCCCGGAGTGTGGTAGCGATGACCTGGTAATCAAGGACCGAAGAGCATTAGCAAGCGGAGTTGTTAAATTAATTTTTAGATGTAGAACATGCGGCAAGCATCATAATAAAACGGATAAATAATGAGTAAACTTTTATACGATGTTATTGATGATTTATTATTTAGAGAGGAGAAAGGCCGAGCGGAATATGGCACCACAATGGATAGAAAGGATTTAAGCGAAGAGCAATGGTTACAACATGCATACGAGGAAGCATTGGATTTGGCTATTTATCTCAAAAAAATAATTAAGACTCGAAGTGAAAATAAAGATAATTTATAAAAAACTAGGAAGGGAACAAGCTCACGGCATTGCGGAGAGCGATGGGATTATATATTTAGATACCAGGTTGAAAGGCAAAAAGCATCTTGAAATTTGTCTCCATGAAATATTGCACATCTTAAATCCAAAAGATAGCGAGGCAGTTATAATAAAAAAATCAATTACTTTAACAAAGCTATTATGGGATGAGGGTTATCGCCGTATCGATGATACGAACGATACACCATTACAGGATGGCACAAATTAATTTAACATGACACATGGCAGTTTATTTAGCGGCATAGGAGGATTTGACCTTGCGGCCGAATGGATGGGATGGGATAATGTATTCCATTGCGAATGGAATCCCTTTGGTCAAAAGGTACTTAAACATCATTTTCCAAATTCAATATCATATAATGATATCACAAAAACAAATTTCTCTATTCACGAAGGAAGTATTGATATCCTTACAGGAGGATTCCCATGTCAACCATATTCAAATGCCGGAAAGCAACTTGGCAAATCCGATGAGCGACATCTCTTTCCGGAAATGTTACGCGCAATTAAAGAAATCAAACCGAGATACATTGTGGGCGAGAATGTTCGTGGACTCGTTAGTTGGGGGGGGGGGTGGTATTCAACGAGGTGTGCGATGATTTGGAAAGGGAAGGGTATGCAGTACAACCGATTCTTATTCCAGCTGCAAGTGTCGGCGCACCGCACAAAAGAGATAGGATATGGTTTGTTGCTCACTCCAACGACAAAGGAAGATCCGGTGAATTTAGAGAAGTTCAAAAAGAGAATGGAGAAATATCCGAACGGAACAACGATGCCAAACTTGGCAACACAAATATTTCAAATGTTACCAACACCATCTGCGAACGAAGACAGTTACAGGCTCAAAGGGGATACTCAAGCGAGCAAATGTTTGGAGGCAATGGCGAGAACGGGAGGATTAATAAATGGGAAAGCTTCCCAACTGTCTCCCCTATTTGTGGAGGAGATGATGGGCTTCCCAAAGAATTGGACAACATCACCTTTTCTAAATGGAGAAAAGAATCAATCAAAGCCTACGGAAACGCCATAGTGCCTCAAGTAGCTTATCAAATTTTTAAAGCAATATGCAACTCCGAGACTATCAAATCGACATAGCCAATAGGGGCCTTGAGGTCATTAATGAGTTTGGTTTGGTATATCTTGCCATGCAAGTAAGGACCGGCAAAACATTAACAAGTTTGCTATTAGCAAACAAATTAAGTGTTGAGCATGTATTATTTGTTACAAAGAAAAAAGCCATCTCGAGCATCCAGGATGATTTTAAAATGTCCGGTTATGTATATAAATTAGATATTATTAATTTTGAAAGCGTACATAAATGCCAAAATATTTATGATCTTATTATTATTGATGAAGCTCATTCATTGGGCCAATACCCAATACCAAGTAAAAGGACAAAAGCATTAAAAGAATTATGCAAAGGTAAGCCGGTAATTTATTTAAGTGGCACCCCAACACCGGAAAGCTTTGCTCAAATATTCCATCAATTTTGGGTATCGGATAAGTCTCCATTTGCAGATCATAAAAACTTTTATTCCTGGCATAAGCATTACGGCATCCCAAAGAAAAAATTTGTTTTCAATCGTGAGCTTGCTGATTACTCACATGTCAAAACGGAGTTAATTGAATGTGAGATAAATCATTTGTTTTTGACATATACGCAACAGGAGGCCGGATTTGAATCTTTGGTGCAAGAGGCCATCTTGTATGTGCCAATGAGTGATAAGGTCAAATGGGCCATTGATAAGATTACCAATGACAAATTATTTAGGACAAAGGATGGCGAGATAGTGGTGGCAGATACTGCGGTCAAAGAGATGCAAAAGGTCCATCAAATTTGTAGCGGAACGGTTAAAAAGGATGATGGCAATGCAATCATATTTGATGATACAAAAGCGAATTTTATTAAGGAAAGGTTTAAGGATCAAAAGATAGCCATCTTTTATAAGTACATAGCCGAGGGGTTGCTTTTAAAGGCAACTTTTAAAAACTCATATGATGATCCGCAAGAGTTCAATAAGGCCGGCGGCGATGCGGTATTCATAAGCCAGGTGCAAAGCGGAAGGGAGGGCATAAATTTAAGCACGGCCGATGCGCTTGTCATGTACAATATTGATTTTTCGGCGGTAAGCTATTGGCAATCAAGGGCAAGGATGCAAACCAAGGACCGGACAATAGCCTCAAAAGTGTTTTGGATATTCACCGTTGGAGGCATTGAGGAGCGTATTTTTAACATGGTCCAAGCTAAAAAAGACTTTACTTTAAGGCACTTTAAAAAAATATATTAAAAATATTTTTTTATTAAATTAAAATAACATAGCTTTGATTTCTAAACAAAATCAAATATCTATGAAAAAATTATTTAAGATTTACAAAAAAGGCACTACTGACAATTGGCTTACTATTTTAATTCCGATTGAGGAATTTACTTTGGACATATTAAAGTTCAAGATGGAAAAATATCTTGCTTTAGGTTATGAAGTAAAACTTATTAATTATAATCAAATCGACTAACATGAATAAGCAACAAAACCACAACTTTCAAGCGGTCGTTATTTTAATCACCGCATTTTTAATCACGGCTTTTTTACAAAATATTTAATTATGATTAGAGCAATTTTATCACTATTAAAGTTTTTCTTATTAGCGGTGCCATTAGCGTGCTTGCTTTATGTAACATTATTTTTCATCTATAAAATCAAAGGAGATGCCAAACCACAAAGAATGGATTGAGTTAACAATTATTGAGAAGATTGACCTGGTGGGTAAACTTACCCATTTATTACAAAATGATGAGATGTCATTTCATACATTTAAAAGACATATAAAAAAAGCGGAGTCCTTTGGGATATTCGATGAGATTAAAATCAACAAAAATGAACTACATGATAATACCGGGAATTAAGAAAGCAAAGATTGGCTTTAAGACAATGCCAAAAAAGAAAGTATTGCAGTACATTGATACGGTTATTGCAAATACTTGCGAGCAATATAATATTACAATGGATGATATTAAGTCCAAAAGTAGGAAATCAGTTGTTACCATACCAAGATTATTAACGATGCATATCTTGAGATATAATACTTTGCTCACATTGGATGAGATTGGTATTGCGTTTAATCGTGATCATACAACAGTAATCAATGCGATTAAATCAACAAATAATATGCTACAAACTGATTATGATTTTAAGGAAGAGTACCAAAAATTAGTTATGAAACTATAACATATTTCGTTCCCCCATCTACTAACACGGCTCTCAAGATTTAATATCTTTGGGGGCCGTTCTTTTTTACTTATATGTTTGGTAATGAGCTTTACCGTTTACTCTTGTAGCTTTTAAGATTTGTTTTCTTTGCTTACCGGTACTTTCATAAGATACATGAACCCAATCCGGATTTGCACTTGTTCCAAACTCCCAAATCAATTGGTCAAATTCTAAATTATCCTTAATGTAATTAAATACCATTGTGTTGGTAACTCCGTTTGCACTCCCATCCATATCTATATCAATTGCCTCTCCCGTGCTATGTTGAGAGGTGGGTGATGCCCCAGGTGTGCAAGCATTAAGTTCCTTTGATCTATATCCGGAACTAATATGAATAGGGCAACGGAAATGATTCCTTACCTTTTCAAATACATTTTCAGCTAGCAATTTAAAGTTTTCAATGTGCGCATCAATTGGCATATTTGATATGCCATGTCGCTTTGCAGTTTCACTTCGAATTACTTCGCTTAAATCTAAATGTTCGGATATTTTCATATTAATCTTTTTTAAATATTTTCTCTGCGGTTGTTAATCCTAGGCAACCAAATGCCAATGTTGCAACTGCGTACACTAATGCCTCACTAGGTGCTTTACTTAACTCACTAAATGAATTGTGATACATTGTAATGCATAACGCTACAACGCACAATAAACCACATAAACGCTTCATAGATAACCTTCCGTTATCTTCGGTAAAAAATTGCTTCATCTTAATTAGTTGTATCGGTTTTTACTTTACCCCAAAAATTCTTTTTTTCTTTTATTAGGACTGTATCATGGATAAAAATAGTGTCAATTCTTATTTGTACAATTCCGTTTTTAAGTTCACTAATTTCGCTTCTCATTTGGGTAATGGTTGCAACTGCATTTGTAACTAATTGCTTTTCTTTTTTAGTTGCCTTTGCGAGAACTGTTGCAGATTTTGCATTGGTTGCATCCACTTGCTTCATTAACTCTTCAAACTCAATATCCTTGTCAACCTTTTGAGCTTGCACCCCGCAACCAAATAAGAATAAAATAAATAAATATTTCATTAGTTTATTTTTTGAATTTTACCTAATTGCTCCAAAGTAGAAAGTTTGGTACTTGCGGCCGCCAAGCTTGAATCACATCTGCGTAATGCATTTGTAACCACATCAAGTCTTGTCTCTAATTTCTCAATCTTTACATCTTGGTTTTTAGCTTGGCCCTGGAAGGTTGATCGGACATCAATGTATAAATAGCCAATAGCTATTAAAACCACAAACAATGTTCCAACAACAGGGTTGGAGGCAAACTCTTTAAATTTAATCGGTATCATATTTTAAAACAATTTTTTATAAAATCCTACTGAATAACCTTGAGTGCCATAATTAAGCAACATAAGCCCCTTATTTGGCACTTTTAACCCTATTCCTATACTAGCACCTAAAACATTATTAAAGTTCCTTAATTCGCCTCCAATCAATAATTCCGTTTTTGGCTTAATAGTCTTTGTTATATATATAGTTTTTTCTCGTAGTGTTGCTTTAAATCCCCTTCCTATTATCTTATTTTTTGTAATTGTGTCATGGATATAGAATGTATTTGAATCCATGCGTATTGTATCATTATACTCTTTTATCTGCGAATAGTCGTTAATTATACGAATTGTATCGTATATTGGGATATAAATTGAATCTTGTAAAATTACTTTATAAGGTATTGAATCGCCTTTTTTATATTTAGTAAATGTCTTAATATTAAAAATTGTATCAGTTTTTAATACTATTTCATTTTTAGTATAAGTAGGCTTTGTCATTAATAAAAAAATGACTACCGCTATTAAAATAATTACTATAAGATTCCTCATTATAACTTACGGATTTGCTTAATGTAATATACGATTGCTAAAATACCCGATAAAATAGCAACCAAGCCCGCTACCATTGTGACCAATGGTTGCACTTGAGTGATTGTGATACTTGCTGCGGTTATCGAAACCGTTGTGTTAATAAGCGCTTGGCTGCTATCTTGTGTCATTGCTTAAAGTTCCTCTTCATCTTGTTTAATAAATTCGATACCATTGGTCCAATCTTCAAGGAAAATAAAGTTTTCAAGCCCTTGAGGATTAACGATGTTAATCTTCTCAAATGCGAACTCCTCATCATTTAGGGCTTTAATGTCACTCGTAAGCTTTTTAATGCCTTCCTTTGTAAATTGGTAATCACCCTTTTCGGTTACATTTAAAATCCCTTTGTCATTAGCGCTTGCATTATCAAGTCGTAATTCATCCTTTTTGGATTGGTACGCTTCATAAATAGGCTTAACCTTTTCAAAGATTTTAAATAGCTTTTTTTGCACTTTTGTTTCCTGGTTACCTATAATCGCTTCCATTTGTGCGACTAGGTTTAATAAATTTGAATACTTCATAAAATTATAATTTGTACAAATATATTAATATTTTAACAATAGGTTAAATTTAAATATGTAACTGCCCCGGATGTATTAATACTTATTTCAGCATAAGGACAATAATCCAATAAACTATCGGTGTACCTTGTAACTCCTAATCCGTTATATAATGTTGTTTGTGCTGAATCGGAGTAAGCCAAAGTTAATGTTGAATTTAAATAAACATTTGCAACAAATACCGGAACCGGTACAATAGTATATAAATTAATATTAAAACCAATATCACTTTTTACTAGGATTTGAGAACTTGTTTTAGAAGTATTTTTTAAATAATTCCCTGGGCCTCCATAATTATAATTAGCTAAAAAATAAGCCTTTGTAATTAATTGAAGTGAATTAGCGGGTAAGGTACACCCATCACACCAAGGGTAATTCCCATTAGTGTATGTGTTCCAAAGGTCATTCATTGCCGTTCTAGTTATGCCTTGATTTAAAGCCGTACCATCCCAAGTTGTAGCCATATTATTTTGCTTTTAATTCTTTAATCTCTTGCTCCAAAGCGTACACTTTTGCAACTAATACCTCACGATAAGATAGGCTTAACATATCATCACTACCTTTTGAAACCGCACTATCTAATATCCCAACAAAATCTTGAGCATAATAACCTAATTCAACCTTTCCGTTTTTAGTGTAAAGTTTTGGAGTAATGGATGCAATGCCTTTTGTTTGGTAGTTATCTTGAATAAGTGTTTTTAATCTACTATCGCTGCTCTCAAAAAAGCCCGTTGCAGTACACGATGAACTAAAGGTAGCTGCTCCTGCACTTGAAACACTGAAATTAGTTGAAGAAATATTTATAGAAGCTAATGCAGTATTAGCATCATTAACAGATGCTAAATATAATCCACCATAATTTTGTAATACAAAATTTACATTTGTTCCACATTTTACAACAAATTTTTCTAATGGATTACTCGTTCCTATACCTACATTGCCTCCACTTGTAATAGTCATTCTAACCAATTGGTTAGTCCCTAGTTGTAATGGTGTAGCGTTGTTTGAATATAATACTGTTGCATAGGCTGAACTCCCACCTAATATTGCACCACCTGCTGCTTTTTCAATACCAAATATTGCTGCTGCACCATCATTTGCAATGTATGAATATCTTGCTCCTGTCCCTGTTCCTGTTGCTAATAAGAAAGCATTATCACCACTTCCACTAATTGATGATGCAATACTACTAGAGAATGTAGCTGCCCCACTAACCAATAATGTACTTGTAAACCTTCCTGTACCATTAACATCTAGCTTGTATAAAGATGGGTTAGTAGTGTAACCAACTGAAACATTAGTTGCATCATCTTGAATAATACTATTCCCTATTGTACTTGTACCTGTAAGTTTAGGTAAGTAGTTGGTAGTACCTGTTCCTGTTACAGGATTAGTTAATAGCCCTTGATATTGTGGGATATTTAAAGTGTTTGAACTAAAGGTCGCTGCACCACTTGTTCCTGTGGTGGTTAAAGTGATTGCATTTTGCTTATTGTTAAATGTTGTCCAATCCGTACTTGAAAGCAAACCTCTTGCCGTTGCGGATGCGGATGGTATATTAAAAGTATGCGTTGCCGTTGTACTTGAAATATTAAAATCCGTTCCACTCATCCCCGTTGAAAAGTTTTGAGTTGCTGCGGTTAATCCATTTAATGTTGAAATCCTATTTGAATAAGCAGTATCCCATTGCGTTTGACTTGCATTAGTTGGGATTGAGTATCCCGCCGTAAAACTAAATACTCCCGTTGTGTTGGTATATGTTAACCCTGTTGCGCTTGAACTTAAAGCAAGTAAAGAAATATAAGCAGTTGGATTAGATGCTAAATAATAAGTACTATTATCATAACTTATTGTTGATCCGCTAATCTTTACAAAGCCCGTACCACTTAAAGCCGCTTGCTTAAGATTAAAAGTGTTCCAATCGGTACTACTTAAAGCACCGGTTGCGCTTGTTGATGCAAGAGCCAGGCTTAAAGTTTGAGTACTTAAACTCAACCCATTTGCCGTGCCAATGGTCACCGCTGCATGTCTTGACGCCGTATTGGCAGCCACATCCGTGTTTGCACTTACTCTTCCTTCCGTATAATATAATCTTGAACCTTCGGTGATGTCGGATGTTGTCAAACTTACCGCACCGGTATATCCATTTACTGAACTTACGGCATCGGTGTTATCTACTTTGTTCCAAGTGGTGCCATTAAAGATGGCCCAATCACCCACTTTCCAATCGGTGATGCCATCAAGGTTTGTTGATCCCGCAACACTTACGATGTAATAATATCCTTTTGTTCCTGTTCCACTTGTAAGCGTTGGGCTATTTGTTGATGCGTTCCAAACGCTTTGATATATTGCCCCACCTAATACTCCGTTAATTTGGTTTTGAACTTTACCAAATGCAACTAATATTGAATCGGTCGCGGTTATTGATCCGCCGGTAATGTTTACACCGGTTAAAAGTTTACCCGTTACGGCCGGTGTACTTAATGTTACCGCTGCCGATCCTGGGCCGCTCGCAGTTGCCTCACCACTTAATGCGGTGATGTAGCTTCCGGATGCTTGCTTATTATTGAATGTGTTCCAATCCGTGCTTGATAAATAACCATTTCCACTCACACCCGCTTGGCTTATTGTAAATCCTCCGGTTGTATTGTTATAAGACAATGGAGCCGTTGCACTTAATCCTGTTAATGCAATGTAAGCGTTTGGATTAGATGCTAAATAATAACTTGAGTTATCATAGCTTATTGTCGTTCCGCTAATCTTAACAAAGCCGGTGCCATTTAAAGCCGCTTGCTTACCATTAAAAGTGGTCCAATCAGTACTTGATAAATATCCATTTACCGATGTAGTTGCTTGTGCAATGCTAAATGCTCCGGTTGTATTGTTATAACTTAATGGAGACACTCCGCTTAAGCTTGTTAATGAAATTGGTGTATATCCCAATACTGTTGCAATGCTTTTATTTTTCCATAAGCTTGTAGCACTCTCATAAAATAAACCTTCGTTATTTGCAACGCTTGAGATAAGTACATTATGTAACTCTTGTAATTCAAATCCATTTTGTATCTTAACATAAATCTCTCCATTGTTTGAATTGACTCTTGTAACTACTCCAATATAAACTAAATGCGCCGGAGCAACGGGCTTATTTGTTAATCCATATATTAAATTACCACTCACCCCAAGCCACACCGGATCACCCGCAACCGCCGTTGATGTATTCAATCCTCCTAATAATCCTTCCGTAATAATTTGTCCTATGCCATTAATTGCAAAGTTTTGAGATGCTAATCCCAATGTCTTGCTTGATGTTCCTTCCGTTGCATTTGATGCCAATGAAGCCAATTGATTTGTCCCATTGGCCCCACTTATGTAAACCGCTTGCCCTTTATTTATTGCAACCTCCGCTTTGACTGTATCTCTTAATTGCTCGGTCCAATCTGCGTAATTATCCATCCATGCAGTATCATAATTCGTTGCACTATTTTTTGTAAGTAATTGCCCCGCAGTACCTCCCGATGGCACTAATTGAGTGCTTAATGGGATTGTGTACCCCGTATCTAATCCAAGTGCTAATGTACCCACAGTTACTATTGGCGAGCCACTTATTGTAAGTCCGGCCGGAACTGTTGCCGCAACACTTGTAACCGTTCCGCTTGCTGCAAGATCGGTCCATGATGCCGTAATTGTTCCCGCATCTTGTTGCGTTAATGTTAGTGTTTTGGTAGTTGTACCACTTACACTTGCACTAACTATTGAATCGTTATAAGCCGTATTAAATTTAACCCAATCCGTGCTACTTAAAGCGCCGGTTGTTGATGCCGATGCTAATGCCAGACTTAACACTTGAGATGCCAAGCTTAACCCATTAGCAGTACCAATTGTTACCGCTGAATGTCTTGCAGCCGTATTTGCTGCCACATCTACATTATTTGAAACTCTTGTCTCGGTATAATATAATCTTGTACCTTCCGCAATGTCGGTTGTAGTCAATACTACCGTTCCAACATATCCGTTAACACTTGTTACCAAATTGGTATCAATGTCGGTCCATGATGCGGTGATGGTGCCTCCATCTTGTTGGTTTAAAGTTAATGTCTTTGTAGTTGTACCGCTTACGCTTGCACTTACGATTGAGTCATTATAGGCCGCATCCCAGGTTGTTTGCTTTGCAGTTGTTGGCAAAGAATAACCGGAAGCAAAATTAACTGCTAGCGTTCCGGCAACTGTAATTGGATTGCCACTTACTTGAAGGCCAACCGGTACGGTCATGTTAACACTTGTTACCGTTCCCGTTCCCGTTACGGCCTTGTTAATCCATTTAGTGCCATCATATGTAAGGACATCGCCGTTGGTACTGCTTACTAATGTTACATCACCAAGTTCGCCAAGGTCATAATCACCATCAACCGCAATTATATTCCCGGTCCTTCCGAATACTGAATATACGGTTGTTGGCAATGGATAACCTCCATTAACTGTTGATACTTCAACAATATTCTCGGTTACATTTACAATAACATCGCCACTCTCTACATTGATACTAATTTTTTCATCATTAACTACTATGTTTATTTGCTCTTCGCTTGGTGTTATTATTGTACTCATTTTGTTATACTCTTGTTATGTCCTCCTGTACTAAAAAAGTTCCCCAAATATATGTTTTGACAAGGCCACTTGGAAAGGTGACATTCATGTCATAAACATAACTTCCGGCGGCAATGTTCACTATCTTATTTAATGTGATTTCGTTTTTACCGGCGCCACCAATTGTGATGCTTGTACCGGTTACAAGGCTCAACACCACATCCGTTGATGTAGGCTTGGTCCTAACTTGTATCAAGATAGTTGATCCGCTTAAATCAACCGCCACATCATTTGCCGTGATGGCGAATGTTTGCGCCCATGAATCATTGCGCCATAATTGAACATTGTATTGTGCGGGCCTTAAATCACCCGTTGAACTATTGCAACTCATATTTATAATTTTTTAATTTAATGGCATATCGCAAGCATCAAACTCCGATACTGTTGTCATGTTAAAAGTTATCTCAATACCACTCAAGTAATCTTCAAACTTATCCAAAATAAAGTTGTAACTAATATTAGGATCAAGGATGTAATTATTTGCTCCGTTTCTCATTTTGCTAATTATGTCCGCTCCGATTTGCAATTGATCGGATGCAACATCCGGCTCAAACTCGGCCTCCATGCCCGCCTTATCTAAAAACCAAAGCGTTACATTATAGACTTGTTCACGCCCAACATTCAATGATCCGCTATTAATTGCAAAGCAAGCAATGGGATAAATTGGTTGGTCATTTACAAACAACCACTCTTTTGGTGTCGCATACTTTACGCTTTTTATTTGCGCATGCGATTGGAGGAGTGTCCTTATTGTGCTTAATACCTGGTTGTAAGTCATTGAATTTTTGTTTTACTTTGTCTAAAAACTCCCTTTTATAACTGCGTATTTTCATGAGGTAAATCTAGGTTACTAACTCTTCGTGTTGCTCCTCTTCTGCCTAAAAATATTGGCGAAGTATATGCTTTAATTTGTGGCGCTATGATATCAAACCCGCTACCATAATTTAAGTATTGTTCAAACAACTCGGAGTTTTCACGAAGATAATCAATTAATCTTGTCTTGTAAAACTCACCATTGCTCATGTAGGACCTTTGTAATAATTCCAATTGGCCTTTGCTTGGTGAGTTGCTTTCCTCCGCAGTTTTTTGCATCAATCCTTTGCTAAAAAATTGGAACGATGTTGCCATAACCATCTCTGCAAGTGTAAACCATAAAAGACAATCCGTTACATAATTGTTAAGCAAAGATTTCTCATCCGTGCTTAAATCGTTATTCTCAACCCCATCTTGTAACCTACGAAATAAAGATGTACCAAGTGCCGGCAATAAAAATTTATCTTGAGCCAACTTGATAACCGGTAAAATTTGCTTACCATCGATGCCCTGGCTTATTGCCGTTCTACTTTTGATAAGCTCCTCATTAATAAAAAGTATATTTAAACTCATAAAATTATTTTTTTCTAGTTACAATTTTTACTTGCCAACGATGTCTGCAATAAGGGCGGTGAACTCCATTTGGTTGCGTGAACCAACCGCCTCTCCTATCAAATACTGAATAGCCTAAACGCTCGGAGATGTTCTCAATATCGGAACGGCTCCAAAGCTTTGTCTCTGCTAATTGTAATAAGCGCGCACAAAATGGTCGGTTTTTGTCATCCCTTGGACCGGCATATGTGTAACGCAAAAGCACCTCGGTTGTGGTTGCTTTATCACCTCCCGCAATTTTGCGAAGTGGCTTTGTTAAGACACTCTCTTGAGGTTTATACTTTGGGTTTAAGATGCTTAAATCTCTCCCGATTATTTTTAAATATCCTTCCGTTTTTAAAGATTCAATTGTAAGATTAACCTCGGCAACGCTTTTATTTAAGATGGTGCCAATGTTCTCCGGAGTGATAAGCTTATTTTTGCTTATCAAATCAAGGACATTTGCTTTGATCGTGTCAATCTCGGCATCCGCAAATTGCTCAAAGTTTTTTGCTTCATGAGTCTCAATTACTTCAAACTCATTGCAATCATCACCGCATGAGCTAAATTCACTCAATAACAAATCATCTTGCATATCAGCAAAAGCCTCTTCTGTTTTAGGATCATCATCAACACCCAGGAATGTATTTACATCATCATCGCTAAATCCGAATCCACTCTTTAACATCAATGCAGCTTGTTGCTTGTTAATCTTACCGCTTCCGAATTGGCGAACGATACGCATAACATTTTGATATTGCCTTCCGCTTAAATTCTTAATGCTATCATTTGCAGCCGCTATTGGCTCACTACCCGTTGGAGGCAATCCTCCGCCTTGTGGTGCCAAGTTATCCGGTGCAAGGCCTAACTTCTCACGGATTTCATTGCGTGTCATATTGGCGCTCATAATGGCCTCGCTAAATTCAAAGCTTAATGGCTCAACCGGAACAATCTCAAACTCACCAACGATGCCGGCCAATTTCATTAACTTATTAAAAGTTACTTCGTGTTGTTGTTGGCGCTCGTTAACATATGTGTTTTGGAATATTTGATATGCATCACGGATTTCGCTACGGCCACCCAATTGCCCTTCGGTTTTGATACCAAATAACATCGGGCTTGTAACTTGATGACAAGAGAAAATCTCTTGTTGGATTAGATTGTTAACATTAGTGAAATCCTCTTTTGTTAAATTGGTTTGTCCTAAATCAACAATCTCGACTGAATTTTCCTTTGATGGGTTAAATGCTATTACCACGCGATCACCTTCCGGATTAGCGAACTTATTCTTTAAATCTCTCTCAACTTCCTCTTGCTCCTCCTCACCTGGTAAGCCATTATTGAAATTAATCAATTTGGTGGCCACAAAGTTTTTCTTTGCATTGCCTAATATATGTCGGCTTACTTGGATATCACTCTCGATGTAGTTAAGACCTTGGAAATATGAAGGAAGAGGATAAATATCACTCTTTGGATTGTACTGCTTTACAAATAAAATTTGCGCGCCATTTGGCTCATTTGGATTGAATGCTTTGTACTCTCTTGCAGTCTCTCTAAATTCACTCTTGCTCCAATCATCTTTAACATAAAAGCATTTCAAATCTTTTGAAACCCTTACTTTTTGGAACTCAATGTGATATACTCCGGCGATTTGCTTTAACGCATTGTAAACAATTTGCAAATAAAAACCACCATGAAGCTCATCATCTAAAATTGAGCGCTTTAAAATTTGATTCCAAGTTTCACCCTCAACATTGGCAACTTTCGGAACATCCGCGAAACCTTTGCCATAAATATAATTCACCTTACCTTTTACAATTGCACCATGCTTTGGGCTTTCGCCAAATAACTCAATCAAGTAATTTGAATAGTTATTTTTAGCACCAAACTCAACATAGTTTTTACCTTTTTTCTCTTCAAATTTAGGTTGTTGCGCTTGGTCAAATTCGACCTTTACTAAATGATATTTATTGCTCACAATTATATGTTTTAAATTCGTTACATTGATCCGTATATTCAGTTGGCGCACATTCAGCGACATCATGCAAATACATAAAGCCCTCCTCAACAATTGCACCGCTCAATAATGGATCAAGATTTGTTGAGCTTGCTTGTTGTCTTATAATATATCGCCAGGTGCCGGCTTCATAATTCTTAAAAACCTTATCCAAGATAAGCATTTTTTGGTATCTATTATAATCAACAATGCCCGTACCTACAAATTTAACTATTTTATCCGTAGCACTTGTAAAAATAAATAAATATTTAGGGCTTGCGATGGTTGTTAACTCATCGGCCGTAAATATTATGTAATTATTTTGCCCTTTATATATGTGCAACATCTTGTTAAATTTAAAAAGCCCTACCTACTCACAGGTAGGTAGGGCATAAATAAAATACTGCTTTTTAGATAGATTATCCCGCAGTCTCAAGCGCCGCTCCTACTGTTGCGCTAACTTGTAAAAAATCATCAACCTCTATTCCACTTAATGTGATATTGTAACCATTACGATCACCCGCAGCCGTACCACTTCCGCTTTCAGTTGTTGCAAGATATAAACCTTTACCCTTACCGTACATACGATAATTGCCATCCATATCCAATGTAACAACCATTAACTTATTTTTAGCAAGTGTACGAACTATGTTCGCAGTTGTTGAGTCTCTCTTATTTAATGGGAATACTACTTGATGAGTATAAAATACTGAACCATTCTCTTCCGATGCAGTTGCATTAGATGATGTGTTTGCGGTTGCTCTTGGCACCTCAAATTTGTAAAATCTTTTGCCCGCTACTTTTGTGATCCCGGTAACTAAACCGCTCACTTCCGTTACACCCGAAATGTTGCCAAATTCTGCTAAATATACTGCGGATAAACCGCCGATATTTTCGCGACAATCAATCGTGTAACCGCTTGTTATTGCACATGCCATGATAAAAAAGTTTAAAAAAAAGGCGGCTATTTCACCGCCTTTTCTTGATTATAATTTAATTAGATAGTTGATTTGAACTTAACACATAAAGTTGTGTAAGCCACGCCAATACCCAATTTGAAAGCTACTCTATAACGAACCTCGTTAGTATCTTGAGAATACCAAATCTTGTAGTTTTCCTCTTCCGCTTCTAAATCAAACGCCATTGCGATGTTTGATAAAGTTGTAGCGTATATGTCACCGGTACCGTTCAAACCATTAACCGCAACTAATTCAACATTAGTACCTGGGATAACGAAAGTTTGATTTGCATCTCCATCAACTTTGTAGTTGTAAAGGTTTAATGCTTGGTAAGCTAATACCGCTAAACGGTAAGCATCATTACCAACGAATACTTTTAAATCATCTTGATCGATAATTTCAACAGGGATTGCTTTGTAAACTGCATTTAATGAAGCAACGATATTTGTTGCGCTTAAAGCAGAGATTGGACCACCACTTACATAACCACTTACATTCGCATTAACAGGAGAACCCGCATCAATGATTTTGATTAAGCCATCGAAACGCTTTAAGTTTTCAACCGCTGAATCAGTATCACCTTGCCACAAACCAACTTCTAATTGCTTTGCAATCATCTTGTTTTTTTGCTCGGTAAACTTTGTTTGAAATTCTGCCCATCCGAAATCTTCGTAAGTTGATCCCGCTTTCAAAGCCTCTTGAGAGAAGTAAGCTTCAAAATCTTTTGGACAAATTGTCTCTTCCATTTTGATTTTACCAACTGTTACAGTTGCTTGGCTCAAAGTTGTTGTACCGGATGGATTCCAACCGCATGCATCAACTTGGAAGTTTGCATTTGTAGCAAGTTTTGGAACCGCTACGCTTGATTTTGTTTTAGGTAATAAGATACCACCGCTCTTGATTAAAGATTGCGTTTTTGCTGCGAATACAGCCTCGGTTAATAAAGGTGCAATCTCTTGTTTAGTATATGCACTTATGCCGCTGAATGATAATGCCATTTTTTTATAATTTTAATTTTTAAGAACAAATTGATTTTGAGAAATTTTCAAACTCCGCTCTTGCATCTTTTTTAACTTCGCTGAAAGCGTTGCTATTTTTAACACTTGAGTCTGCTTGAGATTGAGGAGCTTCAACTAACATCTTACTAATTTGCATTAATCCTTCGATTACTTTATTAGCTTGAGTCAATTTAACTTCATATGCTGCAAACTTATCTTCATAAGCTGCGAACTTTTCATTTGTTGCACTCTCGAATGCAGCAAATTTAGCGCTCATGTCCTCTTGGCCGATTGGCTCTTCCGGGATTGCGGGATTCGCAACCTCTTCGGTAGCCGGCTTGATTTCCATGATCACACCATTGTCACCAAGGACAATTGTTGTACCATCTTCAAGCATATGCTCTCCAACAGGAGCTGCAACACCTTCAATGGTTACTATTCCACCAACCATTAACTCGGTAACTTCAACGATAGTGCCATCTTTTAACTTGGCCTCCATCATTTTACTTTCCGTTGCTTTTGGCTCACCACTTACAGGTGGCATTTGATCTCCAACTAATTCTGCAAAGAACATTGAGACCTTGTTTAAAATACTTTGTGCGTTTTCCATACTCTTATATATATTATTTTAATGAATTAGGTACTTTTAATAAATCTGCTAGCTCGGAGAGTTTTTGCTCGGCATAGCTTTTCTTACGATCAATTGGTAAAACATAGTCAAAGAAACCCTCAACCGAAAATCCTTTTACCTTATCTTCCTTAATCAACTGCCAGGCAATCGGATTCTCAACATAGAATGAACCGAACCATGAGCCATCCTTTGCATCTTCAAATCCCGCCATCGGTAAAATGCCTCTTGATTTATCAACGATAAAGCTTTCAAACATCACCAAACCATCAAGCTTCATATTTGAGTCATGCATCAAATTGACATTTTGTTGGTAGCCTTTTTTAGCAAATTTGATGGCAATCTCTTTAATTGTCTCCGCTGAAAATTTCACATAGTGTTCGCCAAACTTGGAATTGTTACGATAAATTAATGCATCTGCAAGCATCAATGGGCCACTAATAATGTGCTTATCTTCGCTTTGAATAGCAAATGATTGAAAATTAAACTTTGCACCAATTGTTCCAAGCTGCGCAATTACATCGCTATTGTTATCATAATGCTTATCAATTGATAATTCTTTAATCTTCTCAATCTTTGCTTTATTTGATCCTGTTGCGTAAACTCTACTTTCGGGTATTCCTAGGTCCTTTGCAGTTGCAAGCATCCCATTGACATCATTACGAGCGGAGATAATATAAACAGTATTTCCGTTATCAATAGCATCTTTTGCAAGTCCTTTGCCACGATCCGTGCTTAATGTATCATCATAATCAAATGAAATCTTTTGGCCCGCAAAATGTTGCTCCCAAAGTGAATTGCATATCGCTACGGCTTGCTCATTATCTTTGCCCTCATTTATTACATAAGATATGCAACGAGGTAAGAACGAATCCTTTTGTTCACCTTTGGATGGATTAATAAACTCTTGGCCAAATGCCACAAAGTCCTTTTGAATTGCCGGCTTATCAACAAGTGCTATGAATGATACCTCGGCATCATCCTCCAAATCCTCTTGTATTTTAAGCTCATATATAGGTAAAGTCATATAAATAAATATAAAAAATTACAATATTGTACTTTTAGTTAATTCGGGCCGCTCGGTTAAGTCTTTGGATTCTCTCTTGGTTGCCGGTCACATCCGACTCAACAACAAATGCTCTCGCCGCAACATTACCAATTTGGTTAACTTGGGCTTGATTTAAAGTTGTTGTTGATACTTGAGGCATCAATGGGGCCGCCATTGATGGAATTGATGGCATACTACCTCCGCCGCCTCCTGGCACTTGGACCGCGGTTATTGTCCTAACTGTTTTTAATCCTGTTGCAATAATAGCCGCAACACTTGCAATCTTTTGGATTGTACCAAATGGCTCCGGCAATACTGACTTTGCTCTTATTACTTCCGATGCTCCGACATATGTATTGATTAAAGCCGATGCCACTCCTAATGCTTTACCCGCCATTGTTTGCTCACCAACTATTGCACCCAATGCAGATGTTGCATTTGCAATGGCCATGGCCGAGCCAACTCTTGTCGCAGTCTCTTCCTCAACAAGTTTTTTTGTTTTTTCTGCATTCTCTTCATCGACTTTCATTAAGTCTCTTGCAAGTTGCACCTCAAATTCGTTGCTAGCTTTCATACTAGCGGCATTTCTTTCCTCCTCTTTTAACCTTTCCTCTTCCCTTTTTTTCCTTTCCTCTTCCTTTTTTGCAGCCGCTTCCTCTTCTCTTGCATTTGCATCCTGTTGCCTTTTTATCTCAAAATCTTGATATGCTCTTGCAGCCTCTTCGGCTTTTTCAAGTCTTGCTTTCTCTTCGGCCGCTGCCTTTTCACGCGCTGCTTTTCTTTTATCAAGTTCGGCTTGCTCAATAGCCGTTACCTCTTTTGTCCCGCTTATAAATCTTGCATTTGCTGAATCATATCTTTTGCCAAACTCGGTTACTGATTTTTTTGCATCATCCCAGGCTCCGCTAAAATCACCACTTATAAACTTTTTAACCGCTGATCCAACCATCCCAAGTCCTTGTAAGAATGATGTCATTGCCGAATAAGCAGTGCCAATTGCTTTTGTTACATAAGGCATGGCACTTGTTGCAAGCTCAACAAATGAGTCAATCAATGGCTCAACCGCTGCTAATATGCCACCAAAAATCTTTTGAAATCCAATCAATAAAGGTTGCAATTTTTTCATTGATCCTTCGGTTTGGCTAAATGCCGCAACAAGCCCACCAATAAGCGATACAATTAACCCAATGCCGGTTGCCTTCAAGGCACCGCCAAATGATTGAGTTGCAACCTTTGCTTTATTCAATGCGGCTCCAAGCATCCCCAATGGTCCACCCGCACTCTCTAATGAATCAATCCAATCGCTTGAGGCATTCTTTGATGATTTAATCTTATCCTCAAGATCATCGATTTGATTGTAAAGCTTTTTAAACTCTTCCGATCCCGCCGCAGTTTCTTTTAATTGCTTTTTTAATGCTTTTAAATCCGATATCGAATTGGCGGTTTTAATCTCAATCTCGGCCGCTACCACTTTTTTTGCCATCTTAATATGTTTTGTTTATTACCCTCAAGAGTTCAACTTTTGTTAAGTCGTTTGTTTCCGGTGAGTAATCTATGATTTTACTGATTCTATACACCCCGCCATCTATAAATATAAATTTAGCGAAGTCAAGGTTATACATGTCGATGGATGTTAAATTAAACATGCCACTCAATAGCCTACTATCTTTGTTTGTTATCTCGGCTAAATAAGGTGAGTAATATGTATTAAACAAGTTATTTGATAAATTGCCACTTGCCAACTCAAAGTATAATTGTTGAGGTGCGCCAAAAGCAATGTCACTACTTGGAGCATCCGGATCATCTAAATGTCCTCCATAAAGATAAGATGTCTTGCTTGCCAATACAGTTGCACCATTTAATATATTCCAGGATGTTAAGCCGGTAAGCTTTTTGATTTGCATGATTCTTATTATGTGGTCCATGCTATCCTCTTTTGTATTCTCGTTTGATTTTTTATAAATAGCCGGATAAACCTTATCAGTTCCCGTAGCTCCATATAGCACCGAGCTTGAAAAGATTACTTCAACCGATTGACTATCTTTTGCAAATTCCAAACCATTATCAAAAATCCTATCACCATATCCCTCATTATATTTTTTACGATAATCCTCATTATAAAAATCACTGTCTTGTCTATATTTTAAATTGTAATACCTAGCATTGATTTCGCTCATTGGCTTAATCTTAATCGGTTGGCTCCTGTCTAATTTGTTACTCCAATCAATTACATCACCACTCCAAAAGTCAACATAAGGCTCAATATTTAATCGGTAAGGTATAAACTTATCCTCCGTTACCAAAAGATTAAACATCTTTAATATACTTGTAAAAAAGTCCTTTTGAAATATTCCCTTTGGGATTGTGTCGTTTATTGTTATAGTCTCATTATAAGTAACCGGAACAATTTCGGGAGTAGTTGTATTAAAATTAAAACCCGAAGATGTTAAGCTATTAAACTCATATGGTTGACTACCTAATGACCATGTTATATGTACTTGGAAATAATCATTTACATTGATTGTATAATTTGTTAGGTTAAAATTGACATTAAAAAAATTGCCACTAAAACCCGCGCCCATATTATATGATGCAATTGAGGTGCCGTTTTTCTTTAAGTCCATAGTTGCGTTTTGACCAATTGCCCACTCCGCGTTAACATTAAAATCAATGTTTACAATCTTTGTCGTTCCTGTATATGTGAACTTCGTGTTTGATTCCGTTAAAGTAAAGTTACCAAGTGTTATCGTTCCAAATTGTAAATACAACTCAACCGCCGTTCCGCTATATGTTTGATCTAATGGGTAAGCTTTTAACTGCGCACTGTTTGAACTTGATAAAGCTTTTTGATTATGTGGTATCACTAATTGTTTAAAAAAGGCAGTATTAAAGAACGCACTTGAATAAGTGTAACCGGCATTAGTGATAATCTTATCTAAATATTCACGCACAAATAATGCGGGCCTTAATGCGCTAAATTGGAAATTAACTTTATCAGTACTCACATTGCCATAATCAATCAATGGATAACAATATCCGCTTGCGCCCAATGTGTCCCAACTATTTGAGATATTTGTAACATTATATGTGTGATTGTAAGCGCTAAAATTAAGGTCATCAAGTCTTAAGTTACCTAGTTTATTAACAAAGCCACCAAGCTCACCAAAGATTGAGCATTCGTACTCTATTGCATCGCCATCCTTAACTATCTCAAGCAATCGCAATACTCCCTTCATTATCTGCAATCCGTTTACTTCAATCCTCGCTTCCGCATTTCGAGCGGCATTGAAATTATAAAGCACATTATCTCCGAGATCATTGCTAAAATTAGAATTATTAAAATCGAAGATATTACCAAACAACTCATTATTATTCGCGGTACCAGGTAAAACAATTGTTTTTGTAAACGAAGTGCTTTTGGAATCCAAGTTTTGAAGGTCATCGATTGCATAAGTTATTTGATTTGATAAGCCTTGAGATAAATCAAGCTCGTAGCCTTCTATAAAAATTTTAGTCATATTATCTTAATTGTGAATATCTTGTTTGATTCAAATCAATATCAACTTCAAATACTCTTAATCTATTATTTACATATTTGCTATACTCATAATTGCTATTCTTTAAGCTTACAGGATAAAAATATCCATCTTGCTCAAAGTATATTTGAGGGCTATCAATTAACTCATTAAGCCAATTATAGTCCTCATCCGTTGGCGGTTCCATTGTAAGCTTATACGCATGATCACTTTTATTCAAGTAATTAATCTTACTGCTTACATATTTGTTATTGGCATCATAGTAACTCACCGAGCTTGCGCCTAATGAGTAATCACGCTTTTCAAAGCCCTTCCTTGATACATCCATTGTAAGCCTTGAAACCAAACCAAATCTTGCCGTGTCAAACACCCCCAGGTGATTCATAAAGTGCAAGTTGTAGCATGTGTACTTTGGATTACACTCCATCGTAACGGTTATTACACTCGTTCCAATTGTGACCGTGTAATATTTGCAAGCACTTGTTATAATAGTCGTTGGATTATTTAAAGCCGGTGCGCCTATGTTTAATTGACCAAATGCCTTTGATGATCCAAAGCTAAATGCCGTTGTTGCTATTAATGTATTGGTGCCATCAAATGTCGATACAGTTATACCGCTGACATCCTTGCACCCCATATAAATATTATCGGTAAGTGATGCCGTTATTTTATTAGGTCTATTGGTAAATGCTTTGCCATTGTAAATTGAGATATCGCTCACCTTTCTTTTAAATAATGGCGCGGTCCAATTATATGCGGTCACCGTTCCACTTGCCAAGTTTAATGTAGTTGCCCCCGATACTTCCTCACCTATTTGATAAGTGTAATTTTGCGCTACTTGTCCGCTTACATTAGGCTCACACATCAATACACTATTGCTAGGTGTCAACCATTCGTATGTCATAGTATTGCGGACAATTGGCCCCGCATCAAAATACCCTCGGCCATTGGATGGCTCCGGATATAGTTTAACCCTTACTTGTTGCACCCCTTCGACAAGGATATCCATCACATACTTAAAAGTAGTTTGTCCGCTTGCGCTACTATTGAACACATGCCACAATGTATCTTGCACGCTTGGTGATCCACTTGGATATCCTAAATTACTTATTGCCATCTCTTAACTTTATATTTTCAAATGTTATAATAATACCACTCTCAACCGCCTCAAACATCTTAACCTCAAAATCCTCGAATGTCTTATTGAAAGCATCCGTGAAATAATTGGTTGACTTGATTCCAAATCTCTTAATCAAATATCCAAGTGTTGCAACCTGGGTGTCAATCAATGTCTTTTTACCGGCAAACCTCAATCCTTTCTTTTCTCCTCCTTTGCCTAATGCTTTGTCATTCATTACGCTTGTAATCTTTGCCTTACCACTTTGAATGTACTTTTTTAAAGAGTCCTTCATTGATTGTGGCACTCCGTAATTTCGATACCTATATGGTGACTTCGGCGCATTGGTTGTTGACTTAACACCCTTTACACCTTCATTTGGGAAATCATAATAATCAATCATCTTTAACCTAAACACTATTGATCCGTTGCCTTCGACAATTTCCGGAACCATACTATTAATCAAATCCCCCGAACTCACTACCTTTTTGTTATTAGCATAATAGCTAATATTTTTTAGGAACTCCGCTGCATATTGTTCAAGTACACTATTGACAACCGTAAACTCCGTTATATTATCCCCTCCGAAATCAAACCCACTAGCGAGTGCCTCATTTTGTGCTTTCCTTATATTGATACTCATCTAGTTGCTTTTTACTTTTTAAATACGACAAATCATTTAAGAACTGAATCACCGGTAAATCATAAACCGCATCAAGTGGAATGCCTTCAAGCTCGCTTACCTCTTTTGCGTTGTATATCCATCCGAAACGACTTGAGAAATCTTCCTCAATTGTTGGAGTCGCTTTTTGTTCCCCTTCCTCAAATTCATTTGCGCTACCAAATAATCCATTGTATTGATTGTTGAATGCTGCGATAATAGATAAAAAAAAACCATTGCATGGTAACCATGTCTATAATCGGCTTTTTTCATATCATCCGCATACTCCTCATGCTTCAATACATTAAACTCATCCTTTACATATCTCATCTTCAACCAACTCCAATGCATCGGAGTACAAATGCTTGCCAGGATATTATGCATGTTCATAATAGGATCATCCTTGCTAAATGTCAAAACCTCAATATATCTTCCTGTATTAAAAGGATTCTTAATATCAAAGTTTAAGTGATACACTTTTGTACCACATGCAATCATTTGCCTTGGCGGTCTATTCATCTCATCTTCAACCTTCAAATCAAATGTCCGCTTTAAGTCCTCACATATCTTACCAAACTTTTTTAATGGCATACTCTCAACATATTCAACCGACTTACCTAATAAGATTTGGACCAAGTTGCTAGCTTTGTCTATTTCATCCATCTCCATTGTAGCAATGGAGTGAAGCTTTTGGAATTTGTCTATTGTTAGTTTCATTCTATTATAAATATACTTTTTATATTACATGGTACTTACCAACCAATTTGTAGTCATTACGGCATTTGTTTGCAAGTGCCAGGGCAATCACGCAATCATCATGAAACCCTTGAGGCGCTGAATACCTCACACCGGTTGGAGTGAATTTGTACTCAAACACTTCAAGCTCATGCTTGATAAAGCCATCGGGATATGATATTGATTTGGTTTGGATGGCATTGCTTAACCCCTCCAATAATTGTTGCTTGCTTACACTCGTAAACTTAAAGCCATGCATTTGGCTAAACTTTTTTTGTAGGTCCTCAACAATAGCATCGCCAACTCCTGTACTATCAATTACTATTGGGATATTAGATGGCAATCTTAAGATAGTCTCTTTTGTCTGCATCCAATCTTTTTGGAACCGATCAAAGTGAACGACATTGCCTAGCTTATCCATCCCGATGATAACAGTCCAATCCACCGATTTAGCAAGGTCAATTCCGTAATAAGCAGCCACACCGGTTGAGGTTTTAGTACATGCATAAATAAAGTCGGAGCCAAATGGATTGGCTGCATTCTCCATTGGATCGGCCATGTACTCTTGTTTGAATACAACCGCCGGAAGCTGCGCCTTTGCTGAGTCAATCTCGGATGCATCCATGAAAGGATTATCATAAGTAGTAAATTTGAAGCTTTGCCAATCCGGCTCACCGCCCCTCATAAATAAACTATAAAAGTAATTTTTGCCTCTTGGTGTGCTTAAAAATATTGCCTTACCCTTATAATCAGTTAGCGTTGGCCTTATGCTATTATTCCATCCTTCCTCAAGATTGGCGATATATGATGCCTCATCAATGATAACCAGGTGATACTTTGTTCCTCTCATTGCATCAAGCCTTTCACCGGTAAAAAATCTTATTGATCCTCCGGTAATGAAATCCATTAATAGGTCGGTCTCATTCTTTTTATAAACTTTATCCGGTAATATCTTGCATATCTCTTTAAAAAACATCTTACCCAACTGATAAGTCGGGGTAATATAAGCAACATGTTGCCGCTTTAATGCTGACTCAATTGCTATGGTTTGAGAGATTACCGACTTGCCAAACCTTCGGCCGGCCATCATTACTTTAAACCTGGCACCCGATTGAATGACCTCTAATTGTTTGAGATGTGGCTTTGGGAGTTTAATCTCAAGATTCATACTTGATTGTAATGGTGTCGATGTTTGTATTTTCAGTCATTGCCTTATCAGTCATGCCGAGGGCATTCTTTGCATAAAATATCGCCTTGCCTTCGTTCGCTACTATATCAACTGCCAATGATTTAAACATTGCAACGATATGCGTAACCAATTCATAATAAGGATGTGTCGGGTCCTGTCTAATGGTCCAAAGTTGCATCCTATGGTAAAACTCTTTATTGTGTCTGCGCAACCAATGATCTAGGAAATAATCTATTGTTGGCACATAACGATCCCTAATCTCAACTATCTTACCGCTACCGGTTGCCACCTCTTTTTTACCTCCCATACAATCATCACAATATGCATAAGCCAAATTAAGCATTTCATCTTTATCGATATCCTTAAACTTCCTTGTTGTGTGTTCTCTTACCATGTTTTATGTTTTTAGTTCCGTTCCTATATGAGTTTATGTCATGCTCATGCGCGGCCCAATTCTTATTAATAATCTCGGCCTTATCCCATCCGTACTCATCCCCTGTTGCGTGAGTTCCTATATGCTCGGCCATGCAGTCCATCACATAGTAAGTATTAAAATTAGCTATATGGGATCGCTCGCAGTAATCCAAATCAATTGGCCCATAAGGGAACATCGCCTCATTAAAGTAACCAATTGCATTAACAAGCTTAATGTCAACCAACCAATTGGATATGATATGCTCACTCCTAATTCCTTTTTTTACTTCTCCCAGGCTTGAGGCCACTATTCCGGCAAATGGGTAAGTTTGAATGGCTTCAAGTTTCTTTGCCAACCAATTGTCCGGCTCAATGATATCATTGGCAAGGTAACCAATATAGTCGTAGTTGTCAATTATAGCGATATCTAGGCCATCATTTAGCGCGTTGGCAATACCTTCTCTATTTACCTCAAGGTACTTGTAATCGCATCCCGCACGCTTTAAATTGGATTCAATGACATCCTTTGGCCTATTGCCATAAGTTAAGCCGCATATTAGTATTTTCATACAACAACATTTTATTATTTTTATCCGCAGTTATCTGCAAATATACGCAATTGCATCTATATGTCTCCGACATCAATGTCGGGAACATCCATCATAAGTGGTCATTAATGACACTAATGGTGGCATTATGTGTCATATAATGCACTTTATAATGTGCATTTATCAATCAAGCTTGAGCCGATTATCAATCATTACCGGCTCATTGAGTAAAATTACTCACTCTATTGAGTAAAGCTATTGTTTTACTTTACCACCCTTAAAGTAAAGTAATGGGTTTACTATTTTCAATCGTTGCATTTTATACAATAGTTCATTTGGTGATTATGTTCTCCGTATTCATATAAATTTAGGGATTCCAACTATCCGAAAAAATCGGACTGTTCCAAATTGGAACAAACCCCTGTTCACTTATTTTATCAGTTCACGATTCGTGAACAACCAAAATAAATGAACATTATCAAAACTTGCATAGTTTACATTTTTTGATAATAGGGTAGTATTATTACTACTTTGCGCCCATTTATATTCATTTGCACCCATTTGTAACAAATTTTACTTTATATATGTTACAACATATAACCGAATTGCCCCCCACTTTGTCACATATTTATATAAATTGGTGACACTAATTCGGATATTGTCCGAGTTTCACTTCCGAATTTGTCAAGTTTTTAGCATCAAAAACTAGACATATATTTCCAATTTATTAACTATTGCATGAATATTTTGTAAAATTCATGCAAATAATAACTATATTTCTATTTATAAATAGCATTATCTCCTATCTCTTTTGCCGGATTGCCGGCATACTTTTTAAAAGCTTCCGTGATTAGTTTCTTTGTTACCACCGCACCCATCCCAATCATGCATCCGATGGCAATGTCTTGCTTTTGATGGATTACTGCATTAAGTCCAAGATTACATTTGTACCTTACAATGGTATGTCCTCCAACCTTTACACCACATGAGATGGTTACCTTGCTATGAATAAAGCAATCATGACCGACATGGCTATGCTTGAGCATCCACACATCATCACCAATAAATGTCGGTTGATCTCCTGTGCTTGCATCAATAGTAACATGTCCGGTTAATACTACATTGTCACCAATGGAGACACTACCAGGCTCCCGATTCCAAAACTCTTTATGCTCGGCCGTGTAACCGATAATACAATAAGGACCAATATAACAGTTCTCGCCTATGCTTACATTAGGCCCGATCAACGCCGTTGGATGGATGTAACTCATCTTTAAATTGTTTATATGTTAACACTAAAAATTCACATACGCATGCATCACACCTACGATTGTAATCGTAGTGTGGTATCTTTAACTTAATCACGCTCAATAACTCATCCTGTACATCTGCGTGAAAGTTTACTACTTCGCCACTCCGGATAAATAGATCATAATGGTGCTTATGCCTCAATAAGATTTCCAAATGCTTCTCTACGCTCGGCACCAATTTTTTGATAGTTGTACTTTTCTTTTGCCCACTCATATAAATCGTTTCCCATTTTAACCCTTTCGGTTGGGTTGTTTGTTAAATAAGATATGTGCTTAAACCAATCACTTTGATTCTTTACCCATAATACCGGTGCATCCTTATCCTTGTTGTATGGCTCAA